GTCCAGTTTGGATGGCCAATTCCTCGTTTAGCTGCGTGATTCCTCTTGGCGCAACGCTCGCCTTTGCCGCAACCTCACTCTTCAAGTTCGTCTTTGGGAGGGCTGCGACGGCGTCAAGTTCGGCATAACGTTTCAGACGCGCGGCTTGCAACGCCTGCGTGCGGCGGTCAAAGATGACCTGCGGGGCACACAGGGTAACAGTTGCCAGTCCGATACCGGATTCGCGTGAGACCTGATCGATAAATCGACCAAGTAGCATCTCGAGAACCTCCTTAAAGTGAGTAGGCGGGTTCTTCTTGTTGCTAAATTTCTCAAGTCGCTTCTCCTTGTACGCGTCGTGAGCGGCGTCCGACTTGGTATCCGCTACGCCAGGGCCGCCGCCGAACGCATTGGGTGCGGCTTCGACAGCGGCTCCGACCTCGGCGATGTCATCGTCAAGTGACCCATCCTGACGAGTGTACATAATGTTGGGCCGTGGCCGGTAAGAGATTGGAATTCCGAAATAGGCGACCAGCATTGGTTCGAGCCCGCCTGGGCGCCAGATGGTGTGCATTTGCATGGTGCGTTTGACCTCTGATACGCCGTAGCCTTTGGGGCGGTTCTTCCCCATGAGGTTGAACACCTTGTACTGGTTCTCGGACAATTCCATTGATGTGTCGGGGCCCACGTCGTAAGCATACTTGATGCTGTAGGTGGGGCTCTTGCATTCACCGAACATACCGCAGAGGAACGTGTCCTCCTTGAGAGCGGAGTCCCCTTGAACGACGGTAACGTTGTCCGCCTTCCTAAGCGGTACGCCGTCAAAGGGGCTACCCTGGACAACTTCCATCAGCATGTCGCAGACCGCCTTCGAAAGAGTGGTGGTCGAATTGCGAGCGAGCCAGACCCATTTATGGTGTGATCCGGCCTGGTACTGTGTGGATACGTTGTAAGTGGTGAACGCAATGTCTCCAGGGTGTTCGATGTAAATGAAGTCGTTCGCCGCGTAGTTCCATGGGCGCTGATTGGTGTAAGTCGCGCCGTTGATCCTCGAAACGCGTTCAGTGACCACAACTTCTCGGTCGGCGTTGAGGGTGTAATACCACACGGAGTCCGTACCGACGCCCGCGAGTTTGTTGTACTCGGGGGTGACGATAACCATGTTCGCCCCGGCGTACGGCGCGAAGTCGTTGATGTACATGTCCTGATCGACGAACGTGTACACCATGCCGGGTTCGAACTGACCATCCGGATCTGGGTGCTGTAGGTCTTTAACGCCATGGAGTTCTCGGCGTCCCGCTGCCTTTCCATCGCGAGCGGCCCCGCTTTTGCTGAGGTCGAAGTCGCGGAATCCGGCATTGTGCAGGCAGTCACGCATTGCTGTCACGCCAACTTTGCGTGAAGCACCAGCATTCGGATGGTCGCTCTGCGTGCTCGCAATCGCCTCGGGCGATGCCCTCGGAGGGACAAAGCCGTCGGCCAACTGCCGGAAGAGTGAGTGGTCGTTTTGTTTCTGATGTTTCGGGACCTTCT